CACGTACAATGATATATTGAACCACCCATTCCTTCAAGAAAAGAAGGCTGGCTTTCTTTCAAAGATCATACCAAAGAGACCTGCGACGGTAAAAAAGATGGAAGAACCAAAGAAGGTTGGTACATCGTCGGCAATCAGACGGGCGAGAGCTGTTCTCCAAAAAGAAGCGGAAAAGAAAGCACAACCAATCAAGAGAGCTCCAATTCGTGGTAGAGATCCATCGGTTATGAATCAAGTTCGCGAAATTGAAAAGCGTATTGAACAGGTCAAAAGAATTGCGACTCCCGTGCAACGCCCCAAGGTCTTCATCAACAAAAATGGCGATCTCAAGATTGACAAGCGCAAGTGTCGCCTCTACAAAAAGGAAGATCTCGCGAAGATGTTCAAGTTAGATCCAAAATTGACCAAGGAACAAATGTGTAAGTTCATAAAAAATATGTAATACAAGTATAAAACTATGTGGCTTCTCGCTCTCCTCGTACTCATTGATCTTTTGATCCTCAGCCAAACTGGAAAGCGACGTCTTGATGTTACCGTCAGTGCGTCAGTTTCAAATGGAGAACAGTGGATTGTTTACGGGACCATGGGATGTGGATGGACTCGTAAACAGTTAGATTATATGAAGAAGAATGGTAAATCATTCAAATTTGTGGATTGTGATAAGGAGGGGTGTTCGGGTATGGAAGCCTTCCCAACTCTCGTCAGCCCAAATGGTGAAAAGACCGTGGGTTACAGTGAAGTTTAAGCACGAATAATGCTCAAAGAGAGGGCGAGGATGAAAGCGTCCAACATGGTGGAGATTGGCTTAAGAATGGTAATGTGCTTGACAAGAGAACGATTCCACGCGTATCGGAGAACGAATGTCGCAATGAGAATGTTAAGAATGAAGAGAAGAAGCTCGGTGAGCATATCCGACTTGGTTTCAGACTTGGCGACACGATCAAGAACTTGCATTTTACTTATTAAATATATTTTTTTTCTACATGGAATATAAATGAAGGAGTTGCCACTGAGTGGCTCCGAAAGAAAGTTCACAAATAAAAGGTGGGGGACTGCTACAGGTATAGGTAACAACAACTGCTATGCTTACGCTGTTGGTGATTATGAAGCATATCGTTGGCAAAAATCAATTCCAGGTGATCGCTCTGGGTTATCAAATCTCAATCACAATTATACACATTGTACAGGTCTTCCAAAGCGTGTTATATCAGACAATCCTACTAAAGTGTATCAGGTCAAACCAGGTGAAAAGTGTAAAAGAGGGTACTACAAGGTTATGATGTTTGTGTGTCCTGGGAGACCAACGAATTACATTCGCCAAGGAGACTTTCACTTCTATGTTCAACACAGTGTTATTGAGTACCGTATCAAACCTGGTGATACACAAGAGTCTGTAGCCAAATTCTTTAAAATTCCACTGTCAAGGGTCAAGTCTGCTGGCAAGTTTGCGCCAAATAAGAAGATTGTATTTAAAGCCAATGTATTCAGTCACAAGCGTGGGTGGGCCACTGGGCCACTTCTGACTGATGCATCTGGTAAGTCTATCAAGGATCCTCGTAAGGCTGACAGAAACTATCCTGGATTAAACTACGAAACATACTGTAGCTCATTCTGTGTTAAGGATAAGGGAATCAAGGTCGGAAAGACTCATCCCAAGGTCCGCAAATAAGCTCTCTAAATCTACTGTATTTTCAACATCAAAAGACATATCAAATATATCCATTATATTGAAAATGGCTTCACTCTGCAATGACACAGCGTTGGACTGCGCTGTGTAATTGTTCTGAACCGTGACCGTGACCTTAAATTGTGAAACGTCAAATACTTTTCTACATAGGGGACAAGTATTCTTACCTTTACCTTTCCATTCCTCTAGACAGTGGGAATGAAACATATGTCCACATCGGATCGGAGTGTTGGTCCTCGTTGATCTGACATCATTGAGACATATGGCACATTGCGACATTCTAGAGTATGGTTTTAAAGTTTTTATGAGAATTTAGCTCACCTAATACGTCTTGGACATGTCAGTGTATCGGTCGCAAGGATCGCAAGTCGCGCGGGATTGTTCTTGGAGCTTGTTAAGAAGTTCTGGACCTTGCTTTTGGAGAAGTTGTCGGTAAGAATAGTTGTCTTCAAGGCTAACACCATTTTGTTGCATGATGTAGTTATTTGTAAGTTGGGCTGAGGAGTTTAGGGTGAAGCATCGCCCATCGGCCATTCCAAGTCGTTGAGACATCTTTTATTACAATATGATTAGAAATTAATTTCTAACTCCATGTAGTTCCTGGAAAAGTGAAAGTATACGTATCCGCTTCGGTGCTAATAACTGGCGTTTCTTTAATAACAGTTGTACCATCAGTACCAAGAAGGACAGCCTTGATACCAATGGCTCTATTTTTACAACATGTGGTTCTGTTAGTAATAACAAGTTTCTTAATTTCTTTGACTGAACCAAGGTCAACTTGTAAATAATCAATTTCTTCTTCTGTTCTACCCTTGGTGTGAGCGAAATTTGTCTTGTTTCCGTCGGTAAGATTTATGTAACCATGTGTCGAAGAATATTCAGAGCTTCCAGTTACAGTCTTTCCCGACGCTAAGTTTGTTCCATCCGTATCAAATACTTCAAGTTCAGCAAGATTTATAATTTTATTTTTATCGTCTGCATTACCTGTTGCGTCAGCATCATATGCAACAGTTTGTTCAAGTTTTACATAGCGACCTTTTGGTGGACCGGTTGGTGCTGATGGTTCAGCTGACCCAGTTGTAGTGGGGGTTTCCTCACCACCCATCATTAGGGCAGCGGCTGAAGAACTTGAACACATCATCAAAACAAGGACTCCGACGATTATTGATGTCTTAGACATTTTATTACAATACGATTAGAAGTTAATTTGCCTGTTGGTAATTGTTTGAAGCCATGAATTGAAACCCTTATTTCTGAGATGTTCAACCATGGGCTCACACTTATGTCCTAAAAATACATCAAATACATCTGTTTCCTGTGTGGGTGAGACACGGATTTGAGAATCATCATTTATATGTTGATTAATAATATTGTAAGCAAAAGCAATTTCTTTGAGAGTCTCCGCGCCAGTAATAATAATTTTGCCAGTTGAAAAAATACTGGTCGTAATCTCTTTCATGTCTTGAGCGGGTTTAAACTTGATCTTGACAGCACTGTATCTGTCTGGTTCAAACGAAACCTTAAAGATATCGGAATGATTCTCAAAATGTTGCGCCACTCGCATAAGATTGATGTTGTAATTGAGACTGAAGTTTGAGTTGATCATGACAACTCTAAACGAATCAACCGGAACTTTCATCTCCATACCCAAAAAGGTTTTGAAAATGTACGTCAACTGGGTGATGATACGCTTACAATCAAAAAGGTCACAACACCCCGCCACTTGAATAGAGCCATTTGGGAACACCTTTACAGACTTGGTACTGTAACTGTCGTGATACGTGAGAGTCACTTGATTGTAGAAAGTTGTAGGCTTCAACTTCCATTCAAAACCACAATCCCCTTTTGTACCTGAACGTCTCAACTTGAATGTTTCCAGATTCTCAAAGATGTGGCGAAGTTTTTTAATATCAATAGTTTGGATAAAGCTTGAGACCATAGTGATTGTCGTAATCTTTATCCAAGACGGTCGCGTCTCTTCGGGAAGTTCCTTCCTAAACTCATCAAGTGTGAGAAGATAGGAAAAGCTGTTGTTGGCGATGGTGGAATACATTTGTGTAGCGGTTTTCTCGACTTTATCTAATTTTTAAGTACCAAATGACGACTTAGGCCATCTCCATACATTTAAGTTTCACCCCCTCCCGGTCTAGACCAACCCTTACTTTCATCAAAAACGAACTCATAACTATCTTCAACAATAACTATGGCCGGTGTGGATTTGATGGGTTTTTTATTATTATCTAAAACTATTGCTCTAATTCCAATGGCTCTATCTTTACAACAATCGGTTCTATTTGTAATTAAAAGAGCCTTAATCTTATGTTCAGCACCTAAATCTACCATCATCCAATCTAATTCTCGTTGATCGCCTGTCTTTGTGTGTGCGAAATTATTGAAACTACCATCTGTCAGTCTATCACCACCATATCCACCCAATTGAGAACTCATGGTTACAGGTCTTTGGTATGATATCTTCTTATCATTTTCATCAAAAACTTCAAGTTCTGCCAAGTTTAAGATTTTGTATTCATTTCCAATATTTGTTGAATCATAAGCTGTAGTCTGTTGAAGTTTAACATATCTCCCAGTTGGGTAGTCTGGACCAGTTGGACCCACATTTTTCTCCCCTCCAAGTGTGGTCACTGTCGCAGCACCGGCTGTTGTAGATGAAACTAAGCAGCAACAGCATATGACAACTACGATCAAAATAACTAGTGAGACATTTGTTCTTCCACGCCGCCTGCCCATATTATCTAGCTTAAATTATACCAAGGTTTTTTTTGCTTAGAGAATTAAGTCTTCTGTAAATAAATGACCTCTTTCCTAAAGTCAGCTAAGGCTGTCTATGATGTTGAATCTGATTTGGACTATGTTGAAATTGTCCACGAACGATTTGTTCGGGGCAAAGGCTACGAAACCTATATTGATTACATAAATACAAGACCTCTCGCAGATTGGATCGTTCTCAAATCCAAAACACAATCTATTCCATATGAAAAGTTTCTGGACACAATGTGCGAAAAGACCTTTGAGGTTCGTCAAAAAATGGCAGAATTGGCACTTGAAAACATCTTAGCTGACAAGCGGGGCATACATACATATATTCGGACTGCGCACGCGAGTAAAATTTTGGATCCCACATTCCAACCACCTTGGATTAACATTAAGAGTGCTTGGCAGAGAGAGTTTATTAAGAAGTTTTGTCAAGATACATTGGCGGATCTAATCCAGCGAACTACAAACGAATCAAGACTTGAGCATTTCTTTAGCGTGTTATGTAGTATAGAATCACAGCAATAGTCAAAAAACAGATGAGTCCACCAATAAGGGAAAACTTTGGATTATTTGCGACACCTATAACAGCCTTTTGAATAAATGTTCTATCGTTCTTCGTATACCCGACATCAATGTTTCGTCGTGGGTGCAATGGTCTAGATAAAGAACACGCGCTCGTAGATTCCGCACAGAGTCCATAGTCGCAATACACACTACGCGCCTCTTCTGGAATACTTGATTCACTTCTGATCTCAGTAAAATTATCAAAGTCTCCAATCTGTCTCACACCTCCTGGAAGGGAGAAATCGCGTGAGACAAATGGATTGACATCACTGATGGCGTCTTCATCATCGAGCATATATTTACTCATAGTTACTTTTACTTTAGATTATATTTTTTCGTCTTCATTTTTGAACGATGTTCCTCCCACATCTGATCAAGATCAACATTTAACATATGCGCCAATTGAAAGAGGTAACTAAAAACGTCACCCATTTCCATCATGACATCTGTACCCCTCTCCTTTTTGAGACCCGTCTTCTTGTAGGTCTTCTTGTATTGACGAATAGCCGACGCCAATTCACCAAATTCTTCAGTGAGTAGAAGCCACACCGTGTCCACAGCAGCACGATCCCACCCCTTGGATTTACATACTTTTTCTGTTTCAGTTTTGTAATAATTTAAGCTCATCTTATCTTGTTAACGAATCAAAACTTTAATTGAAACCGATCTTGTTATTGTAGCCAATCTTTTTACCCACGGTACTTGTGTTGATTGGTTGATCAAGTGGCACAGATATGGTGTCAATGTCTTGAACATACGCCATGTATTGAGAAACACCAGTCTGAATTTGACCAAGCGCAGTCTCAATAACACGTTCGTTCATCATTTTCACTTGTTCGTTCACACGAGAGTGGTGATCTCCAGAATTGTTGATGAAGACGACACGCATGATACTGTACAAGTCGTCACGGTTTTGACGATCAATGGCAATACCCGTTTTATTCTTGAACGCCTGACGAATTCCACGCTGGAGAAGATTTTGATTGAACTCAGAAAAGAACAGGGTGTTGAGTGGAGTCTCACACTGTTTGAGGGAGTCGAGGTGGAGGTTGTCACACATTTAATATAGACCTGGAAAAAAAACTCTGTAAATACTAAATGTTGAACATCGCCGACTTCGATGAAGTTTATGCCAACAAGCCACAAAATGTTGAACAAATCCCATGCCAAGCACCAGCCTGCTTCGTTGGATCTTATGCCCCAGTAAGTAAAGCAGGTGAAGAAGGTCGCTTCTTCAATAATACCTATCTTCTCCAGAAGGATCGTAAGTTTGAAACTTTTGGTACCGTCAAAGTTCGTAGTGGTGATCTTGAGAAGTGCCGTAAGTAAGTTAAAAATAAAACACGTAGACTAATTAGTAAACATGAGAGTCGTTAAGCGCTCAGGTCGTATTGAGGATATGAGATTTGATAACATCACCAATAGGATCAAGAATCTAACGTATGGACTCTCAGAAAATTGCGATTCTTCTAAAGTCGCCCAACAGGTTGCATCTTCTCTATACGATGGTATTACCGTTCAGGAGATAGACACACTTTCAGCCGAAATATGTGTTGGTATGATTACCGTAGATCCCGACTATGAAATCCTCGCAACTCGCATTACGGCGAGTAATATTCAGAAGGTGTGTCCCAATAACTTTCATAATGCCATGAAGAAATTGGCGAAAGCTGGTATTGTGACCGAGGAAGTTGCTCGCGTTGCTGGTCGTGTCAGAGATGACATTGACACAAAGAGAGATTATGACTTTGGTTATTTTGGTCTCAAGACTCTTGAAAAGAGTTACCTCCAACGGCTTGATGGTGTACTGATGGAAACACCCCAATACATGTTCATGCGTGTAGCCATTGGCATTCACGGTGAAGATATCCCCGCGGTTTTGGAAACGTATGATAATATGTCTCGTGGATTTTTCATTCACGCCACACCAACCCTATTCAACGCAGGTACACCAAGACCACAAATGTCCAGTTGCTTTCTCATCGCAAATAAGGAAGACTCCATTAACGGTATTTATGGCACCCTCACTGAGTGTGCACAAATTTCCAAATGGGCTGGGGGTATTGGGATGCATATACATGATGTACGTTCCAATAAATCTCGTATTAGAGGAACAAATGGTCAATCAGATGGTATCATTCCAATGCTTCGTGTATTCAACGCTACCGCACGCTATGTAAATCAAGCTGGACGTCGCAAGGGATCTATCGCAGTCTACTTGGAACCCTGGCACGCGGATATTATGGATTTCTTGGAGTTGCGTCTCAACCAAGGTGATGAAGAGGCTCGGTGTCGCGATCTGTTTTCGGCTCTCTGGATTCCAGACCTTTTCATGAAGCGAGTTGAACAGGGTGGTAACTGGTCTCTCTTCTGCCCAGATAAGGCACCAGGTCTCTCAGATGCCGTGGGTGAGGAGTTTGAAGCCCTCTACACAAAGTATGAGGAGCAGGGTCTCGCAAATGCAACTATCCCAGCTGCTGAAGTGTGGAAAGCTATTCTCAAGTCACAAACTGAGACTGGTACACCATATATGCTCTACAAGGATGCATGTAATCAAAAGAGTAACCAAAAGAACTTGGGGGTGATTAAGAGTTCCAATCTTTGCACCGAAATCTTGGAATTTACAGACAAGGATGAGACGGCTGTGTGTAATCTCGCATCAATCGCTCTTCCCAAATTTGTGGATTTGGAGAGTAAGACATTTGATTACGATAAACTCCACGAAGCCACAAAAATTGTTACAAAAAACCTAAACAGAGTCATTGATAGAAATTTTTATCCCGTTGAGACTGCTCGTAAATCTAATATGAGACACCGTCCAATTGGTCTCGGTGTTCAAGGTCTCGCGGATGTATTTATTTTATGCCGCTTCGCATTTGATTCCGATGAAGCAAAGGAAATCAACGCACGTATATTTGAGACGATGTATCACGCAGCCCTTGAGGCGAGTTCGGAGTTGGCGGAGGTTGATGGATCATATGAAACCTTTGAGGGTTCACCAGCTTCACAAGGGGTGCTTCAATTTGATATGTGGGAGGGTGAGACCAAGCTTCACTATGATTGGGATGCTCTCAAGGAACGCATCAAGGAGAAGGGTCTCCGTAACAGCCTACTCATGGCTCCAATGCCAACGGCGTCTACCGCCCAAATTTTGGGTAACAATGAATGTTTTGAACCATATACGACCAATATCTATTTGCGAAGAACTCTCGCGGGTGAATTTGTCGTCGTAAACAAACATCTCGTGGATGATCTTAAGAAGATTGGTCTTTGGTCCAAGGAGATGAAGGATCTCATGGTGAAGGCGGGTGGATCAATCCAGAATATCGTTGATATTCCCGACGACATTAAGATGCTCTATCGCACTGTGTGGGAAATCAAGATGAAGGATGTCATTGATATGGCTGCAGATCGCGGTCGCTTCATTGACCAAAGTCAAAGTATGAATCTCTTCATGGAAAGTCCAACGATGTCCAAGCTTTCATCCATGCATATGTATGCGTGGAAAAAGGGACTCAAGACTGGGATGTATTACCTTCGGTCTAAAGCCAAGGCGCGCCCCATTCAATTCAGTTTAGAACCCGAGTGTGTCATGTGCTCAGCTTAAAGTTTTAATTTGATAATCAAATAGCATAATGTCTAAGATCAACGACGCTATTGAAAATTTGGAAATTGCCGAGTTTAACAACCGAAAGATTGTACTGTCCACGAAGGATGGTACGCCGATGCGAATCCAATTTCCACGGTTATACATGCCTTTTGGGGTCTCGGGTTTCACACCAGAGGTTGGTCCAACTAAATATAATGTAGATTTGGCTCTCAAGGGTCACGACGAAGAGGGGAGTTATATTAAAAAGTTCTACGAATCTTTGAAACAGATTGAAAGTAAAATCATTGATGCTGTCACGGAACAAAGTGAAAAGATCTTTGGAAAGAAGATGGCGATGGATGAAATCCAACCAATGTTCAATTCAAATATCAAGGAAAGCCCTGATCGCGAACCTAAATTTCGTGTGAAGGTTGATACCGATCACAATAGTATGATTAAGGCAGCCGTCTACGACGGAGATAAAAATCCAATCAAGACGGAGGTTTCAAATGGTCTCTATGCAAGAAATAGTGGACATACTATTGTTGAACTCAATAGTGTCTATTTCTTGAACAGAAAGTTCGGTTGTACTTGGAAACTTCATCAGTTGGTTGTATATGAACCACAAAACCTCAAGGGATTTCAATTCCAAATCTAATATAAGGGTCTATACACATTTGTACCTGGTACATTCCTGTATGCGGGAGTTGGGCTATAATTGCGTCCTCCACCACCAGTTTTTGTATAGAATGCATTACTGGTGGTTTGATATATGCGATTCTTTTGAGCATCCACATAATTGGTTGCCGCCGCCTTTGCCTGGTTTTTTAAATCATATGCTAATCCTCGGGCTTCTTTCTTCAAGTCTTTAGCCAAGTCACGCGCTTCCGATCTGATTTCGCGCGCGGCAGACTTAGCCATACCCTTTGCCATACTCTTGGCCATCATACCAGCGAGAGCTGCCATTTATTTTACTTATTACCCGCATTTTTATTCAAAAGGAGAATGTGATATATGATCTGCGCCTCTCTAAGAAGTTTACCCTGAACCTTGGTAAAGCTCTTAGGATCCAAACCTAACTTGATCTTAGCTAACTTAACGGACTCGTTCCACTTGGCGAGAGT